CTCTCCCTGGGTCAGCCCCTCAAAGGTCTTGGTCATGTTCATGGTCAGCATGTTGGCTTTCCGCTGGCCCTCGCTCTGCTCTTCGCCCATCCTCGTCCAGGCGTTGTTCCCATGGTGGCCCAGGATAGCGTAGAAGCGCTGCGGGTTCAGGTGGGTCAGCATCCCCTTGCGGATCATCCTGCCCAGCCCGTTCAGGTCCTTGGGGTTCTCCCGCATCACCTTGACCGCGTCCTCCGCTTCTTCCTGGATCGCCTGGTTCTTCTGCCGGCCCACGGTCTCGTTGCTCGTCTTGATTTGGTAAACGATGGACGTCAGCGTCCCGTCCACAAAGGCCAGCTCGCTCCCGCTCAGGTTGCGCAGGCTTCCCTTGTCCTCCAGCAGCCTCGTCACGTCCTGCATGTCGCGGTACAGCGCCTCGTCGTACATCGTGCTGGTCTGGTAGTCTGTGCTTTCTCTGGCGTCCCGCAGGGCGTTCTCCAGTCGCTTGCTCATCTTTGCGGCGTTCCCGCCCTTATCTGCGTCCACCAGGCTTTCCACCAGGTCCGCCGCCACGCGCACCTGGTCCATGGGGATATAGCCCTTTTTCTCGCTGGGGCTTGAGAACATGGCGCGCAGCGCCCCTCCGGTCTTGCGGATGTTGTTCAGGTGCTGGTTTCTTTCCTTGGTCTGGCGGTTGATCAGCCTGGCATCCATCGCCTTGAGCTTCATCTGCTCAATCTGCTTTTTCAGGTTCTCCCTGCCGGCCTTCAGCCGTTCGATCTGGTGCTGGGCTTTTTCAAACTGCTGCTCGGCCCGGTTGGCCTGCCGGAGCTGGCTGCGGTATTCGTCCCGCTTGGCCCTCGCCGCCTCCAGCTTCTTTTGCAAGTCTTTCATCGCCTTCACCGCTTCGTCCGCCTGCGCCGCCGCTTCCCGGTATGCTGTCCGCGCCTGGTCGATCTCCGCCCTGGTGGCGTTGCTCTTTTTGAGCTCGTCCAGTTCTGCCGCCCGGCTGAACAGCTGGCGGTTCAGGCTCTGATTGACGTTGTCTGCGTCCTCCAGCCTGCGGGTCAGCCGCCCGATCTCCTCCTGCTGCCTGTCCGTTTCCTCCTGCAGCCGGCTCACTTCACGCAGTGCCTGCTGATGCCGGTCCGCGTCGATCTTTTCCACCGTCCTCGTCGGCACCACGGTCGCGCCGGCTTCCATGTACTCGGCCACCAGGTCCAGCGCCCGCCGGTCCAGCACGGCCATCTCCTCGTCCGTCAGCGTACGCTCTTCGCCGTTCACGCTCCTGGCCTTCTCCACCGCGTCGTTAAATTCCATGATCATGGTTCCCACGGACACGATGCTCGGATCCTTCCCGATCAGCGGGGCCAGCTCCTCCCAGACTTCCTCCAGCCCGATGGCGCTCTTCTTGTTCGTGATGGGCACAAGCCCCGCCGCCTGCCGGCGGAAGGCCGTCATGCCGCCCGCGTAATACTGCAGCTCCTTCTTCTGCTCCGGCGTGATGTACAGCGGCCCATACTTTTCAAAGAAGGCTTTCAAGTTCTCCCGCGTCGGGTTCTCCGTTTCGTCGGTGTACAGGTCCCGCATGGTTCCCTGGGCCTGCCTGAGCGCATAGTCCACAAAGCCCCGCGTGTCCCCTTCGTATTCGTCCAGGTTGGTGAACAGCTCCCGCACCGCCTTTTCGATGGTCTTCTGGTCCTTCCCAAAAGTGAATTCCGTCAGGCTCTTTGCGATCTCCGCCGTCTGCTTCTTCCAATACCCGGTGGTCCTTTGCACGTTCCCGTCCGCGTCCTGGGTCTGCCGCATCTTCATCTGCCGCAGCGTGTCGATCAGCTGCCAGCCCACGTTGCTTGTTCTGGCAATGTCGCTCCCCAGGTCTGTCATATCCCTGGCGTCGTCCGCGTCCATCGCGTAGCGGACGTGGTCGTTTTCCTCCGTGTCCTGGGTAGCGGACCAGCGGATGTCCTGGTTCTGATCGTTAAAGCGTTCGGACAGCGGGATCATTTTGCCTTTATCGTCATATGTTACAGGATCGGCAGATTTTACCTGCGTTGGATTAAACACAATGAAAGTATGCACACTTTCCCGTTTCCCATCAATGTATCTGCTCCCGTCATATACAAGCTCAATTCCATCATAACCGCTGTCATTTTCAATGAAATGTTTATTTAGCAGATCCCTCATCTTTTTACGATATTTATTTTCTTCTTCGCTTAATTCTTTGATGAGTTTTTCTTCTTGTTCGTCAAGCTCCTGATAACGTTCGTCAGAAGTATCCGCTTTAAACATCTCATCTTCAATTGCTTTAAACTGTGGATTATACTTTTCATTCATAATTTTATCCCATTCGTTTTTCACCTCCTTATAACCATCGACGTTTTTCATATACCATGCTGTCGCTTGTTCCCTGTTCCCAAAACGCAGCATCTTATTTGCCTTTAAATAAACTTTCATTTGTATGTCGCCACCATGCCCTGTGGCAACATAATCAGCCCCAACACCGATGTCATGATCATTCTCTTTGAAGAATATACCATTTGGCGTTTCGCTGTCGTTCGCCCCAGCTACTGGGTTATCGGTATTAAACTTTGTGAATTTTTCTCCCGTCTGATGATAACGTGCGACTGGAATATATCCAGCCTTCGCCGCCGCCTGGTCCACCAGCCGCTGCTGCTCTTCGACGTTCCCGCTGTCCACGGCCTTCTGGTATTCCTGATCCGTATCCTCTTCCGCTCTGGTTATGGAAAGCTGTTTGTCAATCTTGACAATATCTTCATCTTGTGTTTTAATATCTTTAGAGGGATCAGCCGATCCGGTGTCCGGCATTGTCAATAAGTCCGGCCTGGAGTTACGGGTTAAATTGATCCTTCTTTTTTTATCTGATACATCCTCCAATTTTGTAATATCATAGAATACCCTTTCATTTTGTTTAGTTATTCCGATATTAACTCGTCCTTCCAGCCATAAGTTGCCAAATTTGAAAACGGTAGTATAGTATTCCCACCCATTCGGATATTCTGGATGCTGACTGTTACCTGGTGCCGTTTTTTCAAATGTACTGACATTCAATAGATTTTCCAATTCTGTCGATGCCTGCAGCTTGGCCGTATAGACATTATCATTGACATCTTTTCCCCTATGAACATATTCTTTAATTGATCTCCCATACATTGTTGCATTAATATGGCTCGGATCAATAATCGTTCCGCTTTTATACTTGCTTCTTAGGATCTCACGTGCTTTTTTCACAATTTCTTTTACGCTTAATCCATCAAACTGTTTTTGATCGACATCTACCTCCACATATTTATTTCCGTCAGCATCCGTCTGGACGCTATATTTTATTTGTTCTTCCGGTTCCCACCCCATCAGCTGCGCATACCCAGCCTCGTCCTGGCTTTCCAGCATCTGCTTCATGTACCGGCCCATGCTGACAAAAGCCCGGTTCGCCTCCTCGGAGGGGATCCAGGTGTTCATCCCGTACTCGTTCAGCACCTGGCTGATCACGCCGCCCCCGCTGGCATACTCCAGGGACGCCGTCAGCAGCGTGCGCACGTTGTCCATGTTCTGGTCGATGCCGCCCTTGGCCAGCACCTCCACGGCCAGCGCCTGCGTCGCCGCGTTCATCTCCTCCCTGGTCGTCGCCGCGTCCATCGCCCGGTGCCAGTCGTTCATCATCTCACTGTTGCTGCCAAGGCTCTTGGCGGCTTTTTTTGCGTCCTGCAGTTCCTTCGTCTCGGCGAGCGCCCGCTCGATGGCTGCCCGCATGTTCTCCATCGCGTCCGCCTGGTCCTGCAGCACCCGCGCCTCGGCCTTGTTCGCCCCGTACTTGTCGATCATCCTGCGGATGTCCCGAAGCACGCGCTCCGCCCAGTCGCGGATCCTCTCCGCCGTGCCCCGGTCCTCCATGGCCAGCACGCGCATCGTCCGCTCGTCGCCGATCACGTCGTACATGCCGTCCGCGATGACCTCTTCCAGCGCCATGGCCCGGGCCCTCGCGCTGTTGTCGTCCTTCGCAATGACGCCCATGTTCCTGTACGCTTCCAGCTTCTTGGTGACCAGGGCCTCGATGTCCACGCCCTGCCGCCCGGCAAAATCCCGGTACAGTTTTTCGATCCGCTGCGCCCCGTTCTTGTTCAGGTTGCTGATCAGGTGGTACAGTTCATGCCCCAGTGTGGTCCGAAGCGGCGCCTTTCCGTCCTGCGCCAGATGGATCACCAGCCCGCCGTCCTCGGACCTGGAATAGAACCCGTTCACCACGCCCTTGACGCCGTCCGGGCGGATCGTGCTGTCCATCACCACGGCAAAGCCATGCTCCCTGGCGTACTCATGGATCACCTGCAGCTCCGTCCTGGTCTGCTCGTCCACGTCCCCGTCCCAGGTGTTCACCGTCAGTCCAGGCTGATATTTGGTTTTGTCTCCGTCCGCTTTCCTCTGGTTAAACCCGAATCTGCGGTTGATGTCGTCCGCCGTCCGCCGCCGCTCCTGCTCCTGCTCAGTCTCCTGGGCAGGCTGCTGGGCGGTTTCCTGGGCGGTCTCCTGCGCGGGTTGCTGATCTGTCTCCTGCGCGGTCTGCTGATCGGTCCCCTGCGCGGTCTGCTGATCGGTCCCCTGCGCCGTCTGCTGGGCCGGCACTTCCCCGGCCGGCTGCTCGGTCTGCTGTTCCGTCTCTGTGCCGGCAGGTTGCTCCTGCGCCTGTGGGGCGGCCTGTGCTTCAACCGCCATGTTATCCTCGGCGGTTGTCTCTGCCATCACTTGATCCCCGGCGCCCTTGACGGGTTGCTCCGGCTTTACAAACTTCTTCCTCGGTTCCGCCTTCTGCGCAGTTTCTTCTTTCTGCGTGCCTGCCATCACCTGATCCCCGGCGCCTATGACGGGCCGCTCACCTTTGGGAGATTCCTTTTTCGGTCTTTCTGTCTGGGTAGAGGTCTTACCTCCTACCTCCTCCCTGCTACCTCCTACCTGATCAGAGGCTTTCTGTTCCCGCACCTGCCGCTCTGCCGCCTGGTCCTTCTGATCCTGGACCGCCGCGGAGGCAGCTTCCTGCGCTCTCCTGTATTCTTCTTCCGCAGCCTGCCGGCGGGCGATGGCGTCCCGCGCCTCCTGCTCCCGCCTGGCCCGCTCTTCCGCCTGCACGCTCTGATCGCCGGACGCAATGATGGCCTGGGTCTCTGCGGCCTGGGCTTCCCGCAGGCGCATTTCCGCCGTCCTGGCGTCCTGCTCCAGCTGGGCCCGTTCCGTAACCTGCCGGTCCTGATCAAAGATCACATCCCGGGCGTTCCGGTTCGTCTGGTCCAGTTCACTCTGCAACAGGTCGTTCCTCTGTCTGATGTCGTTCCGGGCGGTCTCCTCGGCGGCTTTCCTTTCGTCCGCCTGCCTGTCCTGGTCCTCCACCGCCTTCATCGCTTCGTTGTATGCTTCCTGCGCACGCCGCAGCTGACGCCGGGCGATGCCGGCCCGCTTCTCCGCTTCCTTCCGGTCCTTCGCCTGCTGCCCCTGCTGATTCGCCGCTGCTTCCGCCCGCTCCAGCGCTTCCTGCGCCCTTCTCAGGCGCAGCTCCTTCTTCGCCGCTTCCTCCAGCAGCGCGTCCGACGCCTGCTTCTCCTGCTGCTGCCTGGTGGTCACCTGTTCATTCTGATTATTCACAGCAGCAGACGCCGCCGCCTGCGCCCGTCGGTACTCTGCTTCCGCAGCCTGACGCCGGGCGATGGCTTCCCGCGCTTCCTGTTCCAGCCTCGCCCTTTCCTCCGCCTGTACATTCTGATTGCCGGACGCAATGATGGCCTGCGTCTCCGCCGCCTGCGCTTCCCGCATCCGCAGTTCCGCCGCCCTCACGTCCGTCTCCTGCTGGTCCAGCCGGTTGCTATCCGCCGCCGCCTCGTTCCTGATCGGCGCTTCCTGTTCAGAGGTATTACCTCCTACCTCCTCCCTGTTACCTCCTACCTGGCTTTCAGCCTGCGCCCTCGGATCCACTTCGTTATGCACCGTCTGATCCCCGCCGGCAGCCGCCGCCTCAAAAGCGTCGTGCTGTTCTTCCTGGTCCTGCATTTTGTCCAGTGCGTTCGCAGCGGCGACCATGCTGTCGGCCATCTGCTGCTCTCTGGCGTCCATTTGCTGTCCGTTGATTACTTTTGACGCAATATTGACCAAACCATTCTGCAGCTTGAACATCGGAGCCATGCCCATTGTCTGCACCGCAGTCTGCAGGGCCGTCTCTCCGATTTCCGCAAGGTTGATCAGCGCCTCCTGATCATGCAGACTGATCGGCTTGTGATATGTCGGTGTTTCTCCGGTCGCCGCGTCAAAGATATTGCGGATCGCTTTCTTTCCAGTCCCCTGTCCGATTTCTTCCAGTGATTCATCCCACGCGCCGCTGATCGCGCTGACCGCTTCCGTGTACCATCTCTGCGCGCCGCTGGGAACGTCTCCGCCGCCAATTTCCACAATGGTATTAAATACCGTATCTGCCAGGGCAAAACCATAATCATACGGCGTCAGGTTCTGCGCTCCTCCCTTTTCCGCCGCCAGTTCTTCCACATCGCTGGTATATGTATTCATGAACAGCGGGACCGTGGACGCCCGTCCGAATACATTCTTCAGCCCATTGATAACCTTGCTTGCCAGGCTGCTGCCTCCAGCCGCCGCCGCTATGTTTGTGCTGGCCACGCCCGTCAGGTCTCGCATTCCTGCCAGTGCGCTCGCTCCTCCCGTCAGAACGCCGACAATCGTGTCCCAGCCCATCTCGCCAAAGTTACGCCCGGCGCCCGTCAACCCCACGACGCCGATGTCCGCCGCCTGCTTTGCGGCGTTCTCCTCAATGCCAAAGTCCTTCAGGATCGGCACCAGGTTTTTCCCGGCGCGCTCCCGCATATCAGCCGTCATATCTTCCGCAGCTTGTATCTCATAGTCTGCCCTGCCCCGGATCGTCTGATACGCGCCCAGTTTTTCAACATCAAAAGCAGGGCGGAGCCATTCCTGCTGCCCTGACAGGTTGTACAGGTGCTCGCCGCTGACGATTTTCCCGATAAAGTTCCATGCGTTCACTGTGGCATTGCTGAAACCAGCCCAGATATTCTGGGAAATCGCTTTGACGTCTTTCCACCGCTCCGGCATATCAACCAGATATTTTCCCGTGTCCGTCATGGTTTTCGCCGCAGTTAGCATGTTGAAGATAAATTGCTTTCTCTCTTCATCGCTCCTCTGCTGATCCCATTCCGCCCGTTCCTGCTGCATCGCCTGCTCCGGCGTCAGGTCCGTTTCTCCTGCCTCATACGCTTTCTGCAGTTCATCATAGTGCGCGTTGTCCGCGATTTCACTTTCCAGCAGCTTCGTATAGTAGGATATATCCTGGTCCGAATAATTCCGCAGGCTGTTCGGATCGGTCAGTGCAGCGTACACGTTACCGATCTCACGCTTTGTGGTCTCGTCCGCCAGCGCCTCCACACCACCGGCCTGCTCCAGGGTCTTGATGAACCGCTCCGCCTCGGATCCCACCTTCGGGCCTTCCGCAGAGAAGGTAAACCCCGGCCCTTTCGCCGCATCTTCCTCATGCAGCCTTTCGCCCAGCCGGTTCAGCGCGTCGATATTGTTCTTTCTCTCCCCGTTCACGCCGGAGATGATCAGGCCCCGTCCGCCGTTTTCAATCTTGTCCCGATTGATCAGGTCCTCCACGGAGCCGGTGCTGTCCAGAAGCAGATGTACATAGTTCTCCAGGTCCTCCTGGCTGTAAACCTTACCGTCTGCGTCGATCGGCGTCGCCAGCACGGTCTTGCCGTTGCCGTTGATGGTGGAAGAATAGAGGGTCGCGTAGCTGCCGTCGTCAAAGTCATACCCGGCGGCCCGCATGGTCTGGCCCGGGATCCTCTTTCGGTTGCTTACGTCTACGTTACCGTTGACGTCCGCCGGTTGGTTCCTGATCGCCTCAATGGTAGACCACAGCCCGGCCATGCCGTCCTGGTTATAGATTCTTCCCTCCTGGTTATTCTGCCGGAGCAAGGCCAGGTCGCTTTCCACCTGCGCTCTCAGGTTCTCGTCCCGGATGCTCCCGTCCGCCAGCGAGCGTTCCAGCTCCTTCTCCGCCACGATCTGCTGCACTCTCGCCCCGGCCCCGGTCGCCGCGTCGTCCCTGTCCCGCTGCTCCCGCTCCAGCCTCTCCTGCATCGCCGCCGCAAAAGCTGCATCCGCCGGGCCCTGGTTGGCGGGCTGAGTGTTCCCGAAGTCATACCCCGGCAGCGCTTGGCTGATCTGCTTCCGGTTCGCTCCGTTGAGCTGCAGCAGATCTCCGACCACATTCTGGTCTTTCAGATAAAGTGGCGCCTCTCCTCCTTTCGCCAGGTCATCCAGCATACTGGTCGCAAGCTGCTGGTCCGGCGTCAGTCTGTCCCGTCGCATCTCGTCCTCGCCGGCAATGCTCGCACCGATATAATCATCAGGATGTGCGCGCAGCCATCCCTTATATCCCAGCTTATACGCCTTTTTATCATCGGCATTCTCAATATCATCATAGGCAATGGACGGCTGTCTTCCCTGCGCGTTGATGTTCAGTGCCCCGGCCGTGAGGTTCCCCTTCGCGTCAAAATACTTTTGGTTATTCTGCCAGGTAAACAGGCCGTCTTCCGCGTACATCATCGCCCCGACCTGATCATCAGGATGGTCTTTCAGGTATTCTTTGTACAGCGGTTTATATACACCCTGCTCTTCTTTATTCAGATCGTCAAATACAACAGAAGGGGAACGGCTTGCGCCGGTCCCCGTTTTGGCAGCTGATGTTTCTTTTTGCTGATTCCCGAATTTGCTCCCGCCCCCGAATTCAGCCGCTCCAAATGTAAATTTGTTCGCCATTGTGCCGTCCTCCTTGTTCAGTGATTCAGTCCATAGCTTTTTATGTTTTTATCTACTGCGACATTTCCCGTGCTCCCCGTCCCGCTTGCGCTCTTTGTGCTGTGGTTTGCCTTATGTGCGCTGGAGAAGTTTCTTGCCGTCTGCGAATATGTTGCACCATATCCCTTCGGGTTCATCGCATACATGGCTGCCTCTCTCATTGTGTAAGTATCCATATTCTTATACGATCCGCCGTTTTCTATCGTGTTCAGCACGCCCATTGCCGATAGCGTCCCGTTCCCAATCGCCTCCACAGTAGCCGCCCATGTGGCCGGATCAATCACCTTACTGTTCCCGCTCATTCCGTTCCTCGCCATCGCATTTGCCAGCGCTGTCGCGTCTACGCCGCCGCCTCCCTGTACCACAATGCCGCCCATTCCCTGAGACTGTGCCGGCAAGGTCTTGAGCAGCTCCTGATACTTCTCCTGCTCGTCCGCCCAGCGCGCGTACTCCTGGGCGTCCAGCTTGCTCATGGCCTCCAGGTTGTTGCGCTGGTCATCCTGTCCCTGCTGGTACTGCTGCCAGGCGATCTGCTGCAGCTCCGGGATCATCCCGGCCAGGTTGCCCAGGGATTCCTGATACGCCTGCTGCCCGGCCATCGCCCCGTAGCTGTTCCCATATCCGCCGGTCAGGGCCGCGCTCTGGCCCTGGGTGTCCATCATGGCCTGCCGGCCCTGCTTCACATAATTGTCCTTGATCTGCTGGTACAGCCCGTCCGCGTTCACGTCGTACCGAAATGGCGTCGGGTTGAGCAGCCCGTTCATGGTCTGCTGCATTGCCGCCGCATAGGGGCTCTGATAGGCCCCCGGCGCCGCCGCCAGGAAGGCCGTCGGGTCAGCAATCTGGCCGCTTGGTCCCAGCGCCCCATAGAACAGCCCGCGCCCTGCGTTCCCCACGCCGCTGACATTCAGTGCGGCGTTCTGCGCCGCTTCCGACGGCGTTGCCGTCGCCGCAGCTGGCATCCCGCTCACGTTCGTCTGTGCCGCGTTCCCGCCGTTGTTGACCGCGTTCTGCACCTCCTGGATGCTCATCGTCGGCATGACCCCTGGTTCACCATCAATGATTCTTGCGTTTGATGGTATTGTCCCAAGTTTCATAGGGCCCTCGCCCCGCACGGTCGATACCGTTTTTCTGTGGCTGTGCTTCCAATCTTCTCCCCAGTTACTGCCCGCCATATCCAAATACCCCCCATCCGATCACTGACAACTGTACAGTCCTTACCTGATCAGTGATAACTCCGCTGTTCACGATCACCGTCTCTGTTTCCTCATCACCGATCTCGCTGGTCTCCGTATATTCCCTGTTGCTGCAGTCGGTAAACAGCATAACGCTGCCGATGCTCTTCCCCGTCGCGCCCTTGACTGCCCCGGCCCAGACGTCCTGATCACTGTTGCTCATCACGGTGATCTGCACCGCCATCAGCTCAGGCATTTCCATTTCCCATTGCCCCAGATTGATAGGCTGCTCTGTATGGGCCGTGCCGCCGTCTTGCATCCATTCCTCAATGGTCACTTCCACGGTCTGGAAGTTGATCTGCAGTCCTTTCTTTTCCCCGATGCGGATCATGGCCCCGTGATCCGTCCGTATCATGCTGATCAGCTTGCTCATGGAAAACCCAAGCTGTGAGAGCGTCACCCGGTGCGGGTTGTTAAAGTCCCTAACGTGTTCCGCCAGCGCTCCCGCCGTGGTCCCGTTGGTAACTCCTGTCACCTGGTTGATCCGCTTGTTCAGTTCCTCCTGGTAGTTGTCCTGCTGGGCGTTGATCAGCTGCTGCTCCAGCTCCGGGATCAGTCTCCCCAGATACCGGCGCAGGGCCTCCAGATCTTCCCTGGTATTCTCCCCGCCGATCAGGCCCGGTAACTCAAGCATTGTCTTCCCTCCCGCAGCTCATAGATCTTGGTCAGCATGTACACCACCACCGCCCCGTGCCCGCTGTAGCGCAGGGCGAAATGGTCGCAAGCTCTTGCGATCAGCGGCAGCGTCACCGTCTTTTTGACCTGGGTTTCATAGCTCATGGCCCGCAGCCACTTGCCGTCGCTGTTGTACATGATCTCCAGCTGGATCCCGGCCCCGCGCTCCATCTCCACCCGGATCTCGATGCGCTTGAGCTTTTTGACCATCGTCGTCTCGGTCAGGATGTCCCCGCTCACGGCCTCCCAGGTAATTTCTCCCTCGTCGTGGGCCGCCGCCGTCTCCAGGTCACTGTGCTTCCCGTCGATGGTCCACAGGCCCCCCTGGTCGTCCAGGAAAAAGTCCCCTTCCTCCGTGCTGGCAAAGGCCACCGCCCTGGTCTCGTCCTCCATGTGCCAGTAGCGCACGGCGGAATCCCACACGTACATCCTGGGTCCGTCCGCCGTCACCGCGTTCAGGTACAGCTTGTCCCCGTGCGCCCCGCAGACCACCTGCTCCAGCTCTGTTTCTCCCAGGGCCTCGCTCACGTTCGCCGGCCCGCTGCCGTCGTACCGCACCACCCCATCCCGGCTGACGTAGTACAATAGCTCATTGACCACGCACAGGCTCTTCTCGCATCCGGCCTTGACGCCCCGCATCTGGAGCTCCACCAGTTGGAAATTGCTCGGCTGGGTCCCGTACAGTCTGTGCACCCGGTTCTCTTTAAAAAAATGCACATACCCCATATATGTGCAGATGCCCGTAAAATCTCCCTCGCTGCCCACGGTCGCGGCGTAGCTGTCCAGGCTGATGCCCAAATAGCTGTTCCAGTTGGTCGGGTCCCCCAGCTTCGTACAGCGGATTTCGTGGGTCTTGTTGCTGCAGCCCCACAGCCTGTTCCCGCTCTCGCAGATAAAGTCCAGCTCCGGGCTCTTGCGCTCCACCGTCACCATGCCGCTGTTCTCATAGTCCATGATCACCCCGGTCGCAATCACGATGTAGTCATCTCCCCTTGCATACACCGTCGCCGCGTCCAGGTTGTAATACTCGTTGTCCATCCCGGAGATGCTGACCACGTCATAGTCGTGGATCCCCTGCCCGATCTGGTATCCCTCCACCCGGGCGTACACAGTGTCCAGCCCCGTCCAGGCTCCGTTCAAATACTGGTACATCCCGCCGTTATCCGTGTTCAGCCAGTACATCCCGTCCCGCGCCGTCGTGGGCTCCGTGTCGCTGGCTGTATATTCCAGGTCCTGCCCGCTCAGCATACAGGGGCGGACGTGTACGCCCTCCCCCATCCAGGTATAGTCCATCCGGCTCAGCTCCCCGGTATGGGTATTGTAGATGATCCGGTCCGGCCAGGCGATCAGGTAAGCCCCCATGCGGATCAGCTGGGGGTCCTCGCTCACGTCCTGCGCCACAGCCCTGCCGCCGTAATACAGCGTACCGTCCTGCACCCAGGATAGCGCGTCCCCGCCCAGCAGTGTCCTGCCGCCGATGGTGCGGATATACCTCCTCTGCCGCCTGGGCGCCATCATGGGCCGCTCGTCGCTGCTCATGTTCCGCATGGACCGGAATTCCTCGTCCCCCGCGTTCAGCCGGTTGACCAGCCCCCGGAACTTATTCTGCGTATCCCTCTGCTCCTTTGGCTGCTGTAACTGTGGCAACATACGCTCTCTCCTCGCTCCGCTCGTCGTTCGTTTTTTCAGTGAGGAGTGACCGTTCGCTCCGCTCACTTAGTGAGGAGTGAATAGTCATTGACCATTTTCAACTCCTAACTCCTCACTCCTAACTCCTCACTTGTCCCGTTTCACGCATTTTCGTCAAATCAAATACCGCGAACTTTTTTCCCTTCGATACGTGCGGGATACCATTCTCCCGTACTCGTCCCACAGGGCGTTGAACATGGCCATATGGTTGTTGTATCCGGCGGTGTCCTGCTGCATCAGGCTGATATTTGCCAGCGCCCACCACTGGTACAGCTCGTCATACGGCGGCGGCGCGATCAGCTCCCCGCCGCTCTCCGGCACGATGTACCCATCCAGCAGCTCCCGGTAGATCTTCTGATCCACCTGGTCGATCATCAGCAGGATCCGCTCGTCGCTGTACTCCCCCGGCTGCGTCTCCCGTACCCGCGCCAGCACCTCGTCCTTCGTCATACGCTCGCTCCTCCGTCGCTCGCTCCAGGCATTAGGCATTAGTCATTAGGCATTAGTCCTATTGCCTACTGCCTATTGCCTAATGCCTATACCCCGTTCAGACCTGCTTTGCCGTCAGATCCCTGTACTCCTGCTCTTCCCGGATGATCCGCTCCTGGATCTCGGCCTCTTCCTTCGCCAAATTGTCGATGAAGTCCGCCACGTACTTGGGCAGCTCCACCTCCACCCCGCGCGGGATCAGCCAGTTCCTGCCGTTGATGGAGACGTACAGCGGACGTTTGTATCTGTAGTCGTCCCGGAACAGCTTGATCATCACCGTCTCCTTCTCCACATATGGGATCATCGGGGTGATGTTGGCGTCCGGCAGCTGCAGCGGCTCCACGGCCTTCTTAATCTCGCCCTTCTCCTCCAGCTGCCTGGCCATCTCCTCATTCTTCACCTTGAGCTCGTCATACATCGCCTGCAATTCTTCTTTCGTCATACGCTCTTGCACTCCCTTCGGTCGTTTATGCAGGTAGGAGGTAGGAAGTAGCGCTCGCTTTCGCTCGCTCAGGTAGGAGGTTTATATGGTCAGATGACTATATACCTCCTACCTCCTACCTTCTACCTCCTACCTTTTCCTTAGTTCGCTGCCGCCTTGGGCATGGTGGCGGAAGTTGTTTCAATGCGGACCATGTACTGCTCGATCAACCTCTTGGCCAGGCGCATCGCTTTCCAGCCAATGGTCCCGCGCTGGTTCAGCGGGTCGTCGCCAGCCCCCAGGGGCTTGACAATGTGCTCCAGGCCGGCTCCCTCCAGCTCGCTGACGGCGTAGGCGTCCGCGCCCAGCACCATCGTGCAGTAAACGGAATACTTGTCGCTGCCGCTGATGGTCGCGCCCGCGCCCGCGATGATTTTCGCCCGGGTGTTCTCAACCACGCGGATGTTGCCGACGGAACCGATCTCTCCCTTGTAGATCTTCTCAGGATGGACGTACCGCTGCAGGTCCTGCCAGGCCGTAGACTTCTTAAGGTCGCAGGCCACATAGGGATGGACGATGGCCACATATTCTCCGTCGATGGGCGGGGCGTCCTGGCCCTGCAGGATGGCCGCCGCTTGGAACAGCAGGTCGATGGTCAGCATCGCGGTTCCGTCCATGGTGCCGCGGGCCGTGTTCTCGGTATAGGCGCCGGCGGCGTAGTTGGGCGCGTACAGCACGTTGCTGCCGGCGGAAACCACATCGCGCACCAGGGTGTCGATGCTCTTGCCCGCCTGCCGGCCCTCCGCCTTGGTGATCTCGGCGATCACCGGGTCCACCGTCTCCCACTGGAGCTTATCAGAGTAGCCGACCCAGTAGCCGATCTGGTGCAGGCTTTCGGTGATCGCGTGGAACGTCACCAGGTTTCCGGCGGGCGTGACGCCTTCGGTCAGGTCCGTGGTGGTCACGGGCAGCGGATCCATGTAGCGGATCTCCACGCTGTTGCCGTTGTGCTGCGGAATGGGGACCTTTTTGCCAAAACGCTCAAACAGCAGCTCAGGCTCCGCGAACTGCAGCAACTCGGTCTTATAAAATGTCTTCATTTCCGGCGTCATGCCGGTATCGGTGGTCACGTTCAGCGGGCCGTCCGCGCCGATGTTTCCATTGACGGTGCCAAACAAAGTCAAAAATTTCTTGAAAATAGCTTCCATGTTTTTCTCCCTTCTGGCAAGGGAGATCAGAATGATATTCTTTCTCCTCTCGCCGCTCTTCTCATGATTTCATCAAAATCCTTGGGCCCCAGTTTGCTGGCGTCGCTCTTGACGGTCGCGGCCTTCGGGGCGCTTGTTCCGTTTTCTCGGGGCCTGCCCTTGTTCGCCTGCATGGCATTGACGGTGCTGGTCTTCACTTCCTGCGCCGTCTTCTGCACCAGCTGGGACGACAGCTCGCCCATGTGCACCACCTGATACGCGGTCGCCACGTCGATGCCCGCCCCCAGCAGCTGTGCAAACTGCGGGTTCTGCACCTCCACTCGCAGATCCAGTCCCGGATAGATCGCCTTCGCCTGCTCGGCCTGCTGCGTCCATCGCTGATACTGCTCGTTGACCTGCGTCTGCCGCTGCCTCTCCGCCTCCGCCTGCTTGAGGGCCTGGTTCTCGGCCATCACCCGGTTGTACTCCCGGTAGGCGTCCGGCTCCATGCCCTTGTCGTAGGCCTGGCGCTCGATCAGGTCGTTGTCCTGGTTGATCGCCTCCAGCAGCGCGTCCACGTCGCCCGCCGCCGTGCCGTATTTCCCGGCCAGCAGATTGAGCGCCGGCGCCAGCTTCGCCATCTGCTCGCTTTGAGCCTTGTTTTCGGCAAACCGTTTATTAAACTGTTTGTCGAACCGTTTTTGGAACTCCGCCTTGTACTCCGGGTCCTGCATCAGCTCGTCGAAAGTGGCTTTGTGTTCCGGTTTGGTCTCAGTCGCCCCGTTCTCCTGGCCGGCATCGTTGTCCGCCGGCGCGTCCTGCGCCGCCGTTTGCTGTTTGCCGTATACCACCTTACTCAGATCGTCAGCTCTTCCCGTCGCTTGTGGCTTTGTCCCCGTTGTCTGCGCCTGAGCTGCAGCGCCGGTTCCCTCATTCGCGCCGGTCCCGGCAGCCCCGCCATCGCCGCCAGCGCCGGCCCCGCCGCCCTCACCAAACATCGTCAGGAACTTTCCGAAAAATAATCCGCTCATATGCTCTACCTTTCCGCCGTCTCTCCGGCTTGCCGTCCGCCATCATTGGCTGATCCCATCATAGCAAAAAGCCCAGTAGAATTTCTCCCCCCGCAAAATAGGGAGGAGTGAGGAGTGATGTAAGTGAGGAGTGAGGAGTGACCGTTCGCTCCGCTCACTTAGTGAGGAGTTAATAGTCATGAGCATCTCTCACTCCTAACTCCTCACTCCTAACTCCTCACTATCTCCCCCTCACTCCTAACTCATCACGTACTTAACTGCACATACTCCGGGTACTCCCTCCGCATGGCCTCCAGCCCCGTGCGGAACATGTCCATATGACGCCGCATGGGCTTGGTCCGCCAGATATAGGCGCGCTTGGCGTCCGCTCCCTCTGTGTGCCCTGCCAGCGCCCCCTCCTTGTTCGCCGTCTCCAGCAGCGCCACATAAAGCGAGCTCACCCCCGCGCACACCTTCTCATCCGCCGCGTGCCCGATCACCGTCACCTGATACTGTCCACCATCTTGCACCACATAAACTTTGATCATTTACTCCTCACTCCTAACTCCTCAATCTACGCTGTTCGCCGCCAGCGCCCTCTCCCTCGGCGCGCTGATCCGCTTTCCCCGTTGCTGTTCATTTCCCAGGGAGTCCGTCTTCGGTTCCTCATCAGGACTATTTTTAACTCCTCCCTCCTCACTCCTCACTCCTAATTCTTGGCCTTGCTGCGCAAGGCCCAGCGCCGCCTGCAGCTGCTGCACCTGCATCATGAGCTGCTGCATCATCTGGAACATCCCGCCATTCTGCCGGATACGCTCGCGGACCTTGTCGATCCCCTCGAAAGACATCATATCCAGCACCATCAGCGCGCTGTCCGCGTTCTGCGGGGCGAACATGCCCATGCCGTACAGTTCCTTTGCCAGCTCGTTCTGGGCCATCCTGGAGTAGGCCGTCTGCTTCGCCGCCTTGATCTTGATATCAAACACCGGCAGCCTTTCGGAAAAGTTCACGCCCATCACGCCCGGCTGCGGCTGCGGGCCCAGCATACTGTTGTCAAAGGGGATATACTGCGCCGGCCCCTGCCCGCCCGTGATGCGGATCGTGCGCGGGACGTCGTAGAACTGCCGGAACAGCTCGATCATCATGTAGCAGACGTCTTTAAAACGCCTGTACCCGGCCCGGATGATGTCCCGGCTGGGCTTGCTGCTCGCCTCCTGCAGAGCGGCAATGGCGCTGTATGCCGTCACGCCGGCAGGGCTCCCGCCCTGGGCCGCCGCTGTGCTGCCGCTCACCTCGCGCAGCTCGCTGATCTTGTTGTTCAGCACGCCCATGTACGTCGGGTTTAACTCGCTCTTTGGGAACGGCATAATGCTGTCCGTCAGCGCACCGCTGCCATTGACATGCACTAAGGGCTTTTCCGGGTCCAGCGCTTCCTGTTCGTTGACGCCCCCCGCGTTGTTGATAAAATGTTTCGCCCTGCTGTTGATCAGCGCGCTGTCCAGGATCGCGCTGTCCAGCCGGTCGATGTAGTCCTGCGCGTCCCGGCACAGGTCCACATGGCTCTGCCCCGCCGGGCTCCCCTCCATCGGGTACAGCGGGTCAAATACAAACGGGTACATGCCGTGGTCATAGTACCCACGCTCCGCGTACCGCTCGTCGTCCTCGGACGCATACAACACGATATTTTCGACAAACTTGCACAGGTGCAGCACTCCGTCGCGCTTGTAATACCAGTCGATCACCGCGCTCTTGTCCGCCGTGTTGTGCGTCGTCTCATAGGCGTACATGCCCGGCACAAAGTTGGCGCTGCCCAGTTTATCCTTGACCAGGTCCCCGTACTCCTCCTCCAGCTGCCTGTTGTCCTCCAGCGCCACGCAGAAAAAGTTCCGGCTCTGCTGAATATCGTCCACCGCCGGGTCCCAGTAGCAGTTAAGGATGTCCACGCGGGAAACAGATACGTCCCCGATGCCGTTGCTCTTGTCCGGGTCCCAGCTGACGCACACCACTCCGGTCCCTTTGATCAGCTTATCCCACCAAATCCTGTCGTAGATCTCCTCATAGTCATTGAGCTCCAGCACGCACGGCAGCACCTCGGAAAGCGTCCTGGCCGTCTCCTCGTCGCTCTGCTCCCTGGGCAGCACGTTGGGCTCCGGGTAGTTGTCCATCGCGTCGCTGTGCTTGACAATGCAGCTATTAAACAGCCAGCCCGAATTCGTTTTGACCCCGTACTGCTTCCGCTCCCGTTTCTTCCCGGCCCAGTTGTGCATCCGGTAGTACCGCTCCGCCTCGATCACCCGCTGCTCCAGGCTGGCTTTCCCGGCCTTGTAGGTCTGCAGCGTCGCCAGCGCCTCCGCGATCCGCTCCTCCCAGGTCCTGTTCTCCCGCCTGACGTCCCGCCCGGCTCCGTCCACCTTTAGGCCCGGCGTCTGCATCACTCTGGATCCGCTCCCGTTCTCCGCCGGCGCCTGTTCGTTCATCCCCGGCACCTCACCGCCCATCGGGATCATCACTGGCCCCTGATCTCTACGCCTCAAATACTCGCTCATGTTACCCTCCTTGTCGTCGTGTTTAGTGAGGAG